AAAAAGGTCTCCGCTGCCATCAGTCTGGCGCGGGGTAGTTCCACAGTCACCCCCTCGGCGAAATCGCCCGCGATGTAGGCAATCCACTTCTGCCGGACAAAAGCCCTCCGGCATTCATTTTCGATCCGATCCCGTGCCGCCGTGATGCAAAGCGCAATCAGCGAATCCTCATCGCTGCCATCCACCCGTAAGTGCTCCTTCGCTTGGGCCAAGGTAATCGGCTCAATCGCAGGTGCAGTCACCAACTGGGAGATGGCAGCAGAAGGAATCATTTTTTCGTAGGCTTGGCTGCTTTGGCAGACTCTTCGATTGGCGCGGCGTAATCCTCAGGAACCACCCGACCGCGGTTTGCCAGCATCAGCTCCACGGCTACGTCATCGGCCACGGTCACCACAGTGCCCTCGGCGATATGCTGACCACCAATCAGGCAGTCAGAGTTGATCAGGAATTTCATAACAAAGAAAGAGAAGCGCCGGGGCGGTGACGTATCCCCGCCCCGGCTTTATCATATGGCACCAACAAAATCAGGCAGTCAGCGCATCGAGCATCGCCGCGAACGATCCAGCCCGGAGCACCGCGTTATCACCAAAGGCGGCCGCAGTGATGCGGACCAGTCCGGTGGTGTCGAGGCTGTAGGGATTGACCTGAACGTCAAGACCACCCCACTGAGCGATAACCAAGTCAGCAAAGTTGCCGAAGATGATCGCAGAGCAAACCCCGGAGGAGCTGCCCTTGGTCAGGGTGGAAGAGACACAGTTGGAGACCCCGGTCACGTAGCCGTTGAGCGGGAGTTCAGGAGTGGTGCGGCTCCAGATTTTCTCGGCATTGGTGCTGGCCTCGATGCTGATCTTCTTCAGGGAGCCGCGCACCTTGGAGTTGGTCAGGTAAGCCAGGTTTCCGGTAGCCGCATCAGCGTTGGCCAGTGCGGTTTCGAGGTCCACGATGTTCGCCCAGGTTGGAGCCAGACCATTAGTGCCACCAGCCACAGAGCCGATGCCGGCCGTGGCCACGATCCCGGTAGGCTGACTGCCAGAGCCGGTGCCGTGAATGACCGCCTTTTCCCAGATGATGGCGATTTCCTGCAGGAGGTTATTCCGCACCCAGGCCTCAATGCTCGGGTCAGTCTGCAGAAGCAGCTGCTTGGAAAGCTCAACATGGGCAGGGATGCGCTTAGGGCTGAGGGTGATCAGGCTGCTGGTTGGGGTCAGTTCGGTGGAGGCACCATTCTCGGCAGCAAACGCTGGCTTGGTGCTATCCCGTCCCATCTTGGGGAATGGGATATTGCCCTGCAGACCGCTGAGGAACTGAGCGCCCAGGGTGCGGGTCACCATGGCCTCATAAAAAGGATCAACGATCCCGCGCAAAGGCTCACGAGTCAGGGTTTCCAAGCCAGTGCCAGTGCCGCCAGCGGTCAGGTCGTTACGGAAACGATTGGCGAACATGGTGGCAAGCACGGCGCGGGGAACATGGCTCCCTTGGCTGGCCAGCTGCACTGCGTCCTTGGCACCCTGCTGCACCATCTCAGCCTCAGCACCGGAGAGCTTGCCGCCAGCCAGCTGACCCACGATCAAGCGGCGGAAGGAAAAGCGCTCCGCGTCAGAGGCATCTTGATTGGAAAGGCCAGAGGCATCAAGGATCACCTTGCGCTTCTCGCTGTCAGGCACGCTATCAAGGTAGGCACCAAGCTGGCTCTGGGTCTCAAGGGCTTTGGCGGTAGCCTTGAGGCCATCCACCATCCCATGGTATTCCTTAACCTTGGCCAGGTCAGACTCGCTCAGGCCATCTTTGGCTCCGGCCAGGATTTTGTCGGCATCAGCGGCCACGGCCTTGATCTTGGCATGGACGGCATCCAGCGGGCTGGCATCCATGGTCAGGAAGGTGAGGGAGAATGCCAAGACTGGCAGGACGATCAACGGTTTTTTATTCATGTTATTAGGTGTTTGTTGTTATCAGTTTGCGGCGTGTGCGGTGACTGTCGGACGGCCCATCTGAGCCACCAGCAGCCGGGCGGCTGCCAGACGCGCCACGGATTGGTCTTCCAGGTATTCCGGGTCTTTCGGCTCCGGCTTCCCCTTCAAAGTTTCAGATTCGTCAGCGAATCCACGTTCCACGGATTCCGCTGCGGTCATGTAAGTCTCAGCATCCAGCCATCCCTTCAGGTCTTCCGGCTTCTGCCTGGTCCTGGCCTCGTAAGTATCTACGATGAGCTTGTCGATGCTGTCGAGAGTCGCGGCGGTGCTCAGGTGGTCAGCGGCATTCCCCATCGTAATGGTCGAGGCCCGATGAATCATCATCATCGCATTCCCCCCGATCACGATCTCATCTCCAGCCATCGCAATCACCGAAGCAATCGATGCCGCCAGTGCATCAATCCTGACCGTGATCTTGCGGCCATCCTGCTCCCGCTGCCATGCCACCAAAGCGTTGTAGATGCCGACGCCTTCAAAGACATCACCGCCCGGAGAGTTGATCCGCACCGTGATCGCAGAATTGCTCGGCTCCAATCCAGCCAGCCAGTCGGTTACGGATTGATGAGTGATCCCGCCGCCGGTAAAGTAGTCAGCGCCGATCCGGTCATAAATCAGAAGCTCATGGGAAAGGGCCTGCGGTTTCTGAATCTTGGCAGCATTTTCCCACACCGTCTTCAGCCGCGCCGGGCCTTCGGTGCGGGTGCTGTCAGTCAGATTAGTGATCTCGTTGCGCTTCTGTTTCATACTGCCGGTTCCATTGTTGCCGGTGCGGCGGCGGTTGCTAAAATGTCAGCCATATTCAGCTGGCGAACGTGCGTGTCGCCGCCTTCGATCGGGTCGAGGTCTTCGTAGCCCCGCACCTCATTGATGCTGTAGATGCCGTTTTGCAGGCCCGTGCTGTAGGCAGAGAATCTGGCAGCAGCATCGCCGCGCAGCAGGCCGTTGAGATTGTGTTTCCAGTAGTGGTTATCCAGCTCACCCGGCAGCAGCAGAGCGCCCGCGAAAGCCTCCTCCCACCGTTTGCACCAAGGCAGGAACAAGTCCTGCACCGCCTGAATCTGCTGCTGCTCAATGTTGGAAAAGGTCGCGTTGTCCAGAATCCCCACCTTGTGCGGAGGCACCCCGAACACTTGGCAGATTTGCTGGTGCGTCCGCTTGGCGATCTCATCGAACTGGCTGCTATCATTTGCCGTCCGCGTCATCTCCATCTTACCGCCACCTTCCAAGACCATCGTGCGGAAAAAGTTATCCACCCCCTGATAAGCAGAGTTAAGCTGATCCTTCAGTGCATTCCGCTGCTGCTCCGTCAGGTTGACGCCAGGGGCGGCGGTATAGACCATCCCCGGCCGCGATCCGTTGGAGAAAAACCGGCTGGCATTCTCCTCCAGCGCCTGCGCCAATCCAATCAGATTGGCAGAAAGACTGATCGGCCCCTGACCCTTCAATCCATCCGGCGACATCCCGCGTAGGTGCAGCATCTTATCAAAGCCAATCACCTTGCTGCCGCTATCACTGGTGACGGTGTAGCGCGGGAAATTCCCCACCATATCCATCGACACATTCCTCGTCCGCAGCGGGTAAATCTCCGCGATCCGGCCCGACCGATCGAAGACCAGCTGGGCATAAGCGTTATGATGCAGCGCCTGATTGAAGGCCAGCGCATACCGCACATCACTGCTCACCATGATCGGGTTCGGCCGCGTCCGCATCACCCGCCGGGCAGGATGCCCCACGGCCGGCGTCCGGCTGTCCCCATTCTGCACATACAGTTCCAGCGGCAGCGTGCTGACGATCTGGGCTATGTAGTGGACGCAGGCATAGACCGTCGAGACCCCCAGCGCCGTCAGCTCATTCACCTTCGCCCCCAGCGGCCCCGTGCTGCCCATCAGAGCCGCCAGAAATTCACTCCCCGGATTCGTCAGCGGGCTTTCATTCCGCATCGGCGCAAAGCGGGGGCGTATCCCAGTCTGGGAAACGCCTGCCTCACGCAGAGTCATGAATGTTCGGTCGCTCATTGATTCAGTTTCTGGTCGATCCGGTCGAGTATTTTCAAAATGTTAGCCAGCTTCTCGTTGTTGGCGCTCTCCCTCAGCTCCAGCTCCCGGATGCGCGGCTGCACTGCCGCAGTCGTCCGGGTGTTTTCGTTGACGGCGATCTGGATCGCCGCCACCCACACCCCCATGGCAAAGGCCCCTGCCAAAAGCGCCCAGCCCAGCTTCACCACGATGTCTAGGCTTTTGAGCCGATTGGATAGGTCGGTCGTTTGTTGACTGCTCATGGTAGGGGTTGCGGTCATGGCGGCAGCAGTCGGATGAATTTCCGGGACTCTTTGAAGCTGCGGTTCTTATCCCACACTCCGTCCCCCTCACGGCCACCACCGGCCCCAGTGTTTCCCTCGATACTTTTAATAACTCCTCTAGCATCATCAGCGACAAGGCCCGTATGGCTCATGTCAAAAGTCACGATGTCCCCCGTCCGCAGCGATGGAATATCATCAGCGAACAAAACCTGCAGCCCACGTTTTTTCGCCCAGTCTTCCAGGCCAAACGCCGCCGCCGTCTTCGGTCTCCATTTCTCAAATCCGGCCGGCGTCAGCTTCAGTGCTGCCAACACCTCCTTGTCCTGACCCCATTGCTGGATGCACCAGCAGACAAAAGCCGCACACCATGGCCACCCAGTCGGTTGGTCCTTAGCCAGATCACAAGCCGCCTGATATTCCCTCACCCTCTTCCCGCTATTCCGCCCCACTTCACGCACCCCCACCTCGCGGCGGGCGATCTCGATCAGCTTCTGGCGGACGGGGAGAGTGCTCATGATTTGCGAACCCAGGCCAGCAAAAGGTGAATGATAGTATCGACCATCCAGCCCGCCTTCCCGGTCAGGTAGGACAAAGCCGCCACGCGCACGAACTGGAATTTCTCCGGTCCCTTTTCAAAGCGGTTATCCGCCGACTTGATCGCCGACACGATCAGGTTGATCACATCCTTGTTATTATCCGCCAACCAAGTGGCAAGGTATTTCAGCAGATAGGTTTTCATGGATTAAAGCGCAGGCTTTTCAGGAGTTGCAGGGCGGTATCTTCTTCAGCAGCTTGTCGTTCCAGCTCCGTCTCAGTGCGGGGGATCAGCGGAGTGTATTGGAGCGGTTCAGGTTGGATCGGTCTGGCCGGGGTTTGGATTGGATAGGCTTTGATGATTTGCGCTGCTTCCCGATGTCCCGCGCAGCTAGTCAGACTCACCGAAAAGATTAACGCTGCCCTTAGTAACCATCCGCAGCCCGACCTGCAGAATCCCTGCAGCCATGAGAACCAAGTCCGCATGAGCCGCGATCCACGGCGCGAGACCGGGAGCAAAGGAACCAACCGCACCGGCCACGGTAACCAAGACCCCAGCGAAAGCGGTCTTGGATTTGAAGATGGATTTTGAGCTGCTGATTTCATTCATGACAGGAAAGTTCATGGGGTCACCGGCACAGCCTCTTCGACGGGGTTAAGAATCTTCAGCTTCTCCACATCTGCGGCGGATGTGGTAGCGGCCCGGCTCGTCTCCTCCTTGGCCAGAATGCGGGTCGTGCTTTCCGAAGTGCGGAACATCGAAGTAGCCGCCTCCGTCACCGCCTTCACCCCATAGTAATTTGCAATCTTCCCAGGGATCACCGTCTCATCCTTGCCAGTGTCCGAATAACTAAGCGTCCCCAGCGGCCCGGAATAACTGGCAGTCTCCCCGGCAGACTTCGTAAAGATCGATCCACCCAGAGAAACCACCGAATCGCCAGAGCTGATCAGAGGCCGCACCGTGCAAGCTGCACACGCCAGCGCCGTGAAGGCGGATAGGGCGGCGATTGCTCGGAGCATGGCGGACCTATCGCTTGTTGTGATCCTTCCCACAAGACTGGATTTCTGTCGGATCAGAAATAAAGGAACATTCGGAACATTAGGCACACTAAGAACTTGCGGCACATTGGGAACCTCATACTTTTCACCCATGGCAAAACTCAGCACCTCCCAAGCTGCCAAGAAACTCAACATCAGCCGCCAGCACGTCGTCCGGCTATGCAAGGCCGGGGTGCTCGCCGGCTCCCGGCTCCACGATAAAAGCTGGTGGCAAGTCGAGCTGCCCAAAAAGGAGGCCGACCCATGAGACTGCTCAACGCCCTGATCAACCTCGGCCTCCAGAGCATCGCCGCCATCCTCGCTATCCTCGCCATCCCGCCTGCCATCATCGCCTCCGTCCTGCTCTTACTAGCCACCACCATCTCCCATCATGCAGACCCCATCGAAAGAATTTGATAGCCTCGGGCGCGTTCGGCGCACTTCACAAGGAGGCGCTGGCCCAAAGCATCTTCCCAGCAAAGATGCTCCTAAGGCAGGAGGATTTGACCCAGTTCCACCAGACGACCTCGGCGATCACGGTGCGGCGTTTTGGGATGAAGCGGTATCAAATCTGCTGGAGATGGGTTTTATTGACAAGGCAGACAGAATGTATTTGATCAGAACTGCGCGGTGTTTCCAAAAGTTATGCGCTTACGATCGGCGAGTTGCACTTGATGGCGAGGTAGTCTGCGACCAACACGGAAACGAAAAGGTTCATCCGCTCATGAATACCGTCATGAAACTTGAACACGTTTTTGATACCAGAATGTCCAGCCTCGGACTCAGCCCATCCGCCCGCGCCAAGTTCGGTGGCAACGTCAAGGAAGATGACCCCTTCGCCGAACTCCTCAAAGCCCAGCGGGGTAACTGAATGCCCACCAAACCGCCCCAGCACAGCCTGCCCAAGTTCACCGCGCCATCCCACTCCCGGCAGGTTTATGACAGGCAAACCCGGCGGATGACCAGCGGCCTTCGGATCGCCTCCGACCTGAGAAACTCCAGCTTCTGGAAGCGCGTCCGCCTGACTTACATCTCAAGGAATCCCATCTGCGAAAACCCCCACGGCTGGCACGGAGAGTTCCCCCCACCCGCGCAGGAGGTCCACCACAAGCAAAGCCTCCAGACCGCCCCGCACCTCGCCTACACCCACTCCAATCTGATGGCCCTCTGCGTCAAGTGTCACGCCAAATACAGCCAAGAGGAACGAAATGCGTGAGCTTGCTTTATTCGCAGGCACTGGTGGCGGCATCCTCGGTGGCCACCTCCTCGGTTGGCAGTGCGTCTGCGCCGTGGAGAAAGACCCCTTCGCCAGATTACTCCTCAACCAAAGGCAGATCGATGGACACCTGCCACCATTCCCAATCCATGAAGACGTTACCACATTCGACGGAAACCAATGGCGTGGAAAAGTGGACATTATCAGCGGAGGATTTCCCTGCCAAGACATCAGTGAGGCGGGGCAAATCAACGGGAAACGGGAAGGGATCGACGGCATCCGCTCCGGCCTTGTGCGGGAAATGCTACGCATCATCGGCGAAGTCAGGCCGCACTACGTCATCGCAGAAAACTCCAAACGACTGCGGAAGCGTGGCCTTGCTTTTATCCTCTCAGAACTTGCCGGAATGGGGTATGATGCGAGGTGGGGAGTTATCGCCGCTTCCGACGCCGGAGGGAATCACAACCGGCCGCGTATGTGGATTGTGGCCAACGATCCTGGCCAGCGATCACCGCTACCGCAGGAAGTCAGCGAACTGGCGCGGCGGGGACATCGTCAGCCGGATGAATGCAGGCCGCGACCGGTTCGGCCTGACTGGTGGAGTGCCGAACCCGGACTGGCTAGAATGGATGATGGGTCTGCCCATCGGGTGGACCGCACCCGGTGCATTGGCAACGGACAGGTTCCAGGCGTGGTGCCGCTTGCATGGCATCACCTCGGCCCTCACTGATTGACCCCATGCCAGCCAAGCGCCACACCTCCCCGGCAGAAGACCCCGCCACCGCCTATGCGCGATCCGTCCTATCCGGTGACACTCCCGCCGGGAAGCTGGTCAAGCTAGCCTGCCAGCGGCACTTGAATGATCTGGACCGGCAGGGCACCGCCGATTTCCCCTACCTCTGGGAGCCTGACCGTGGCGGAAACCTTGATGCCTTCTGCCTCCTCCTGCGCCAATACACCGGCGAGTGGGCAGGCCAGCCCCTCAGCCTCGCGCCCTTCCAGAAGTTCGTCGCCTATTCCATTTTCTCCTGGGTGTATGCTGACAGCGGGATGCGCCGATTCAAGACCGCCGTCATGAGAGTGCCCCGGAAGAACGGCAAAACCTGTTTCGCCGCCGCCATCGCCCTTTACCTGCTGGCCCTCGATGATGAGCCGGGTGCCCAAATCTTCGCCGCCGCCACCAAGCGGGATCAGGCCCGGCTAGTCTTCCGGGATTCCTGCACCATGCTGCGGAAGGCCCACCCGAAAGTCCGCGCCCGGTTCGTGGAAAAGGTCAGCGTCTTGGAGTTCCCGTCCACCAATTCCCGTTTTGAACCCCTCTCTGCCGACTCCGATAAACTTGATGGCCTCAACCCCCACGCCGCCATCTGCGATGAAACCCACGCTTGGCCCTCCCGTGATCTGTGGGACGTCCTCCAGTCCGGCATGGGTGCCCGCCGCCAGCCCCTCATGCTAGACATCTCCACCGCCGGGAATAACACCCACTCCTTCGCTTACGAAACCCACAAGCGTGCGGAGGATGTCCTAAACGGAACGCTGCACGACGAAGCATTCTTCGCCTACATCGCCATGGCCGACCCCGAAGACATCGATCACTGGGACGATCCGGCAGTCTGGCAAAAAGCAAACCCCGGCTACCTGACGATCAAGCCCAAGCACTATTTCGAGACAGAGGTTTCCAAAGTCCGCGCCACCCCTTCCGCCCTCCCAGACTTCTTGACAAAACAGCTCAACATCTGGGCGAACGTGGCAGAGCGGTGGCTCGATCCTGACGACTGGAAAAAGGGCGGCTGCGAAGGCTTGGCCGAAAAGCTCAAAGGCCGGAAATGCCACGGTGCCCTCGATCTCGCCAAGGTCAGCGACCTTTCCGCCTTCGCCCTCGTCTTCCGGCCTGACGAGGTCTTCCGCGCCATCGGCGTCCGCAAGCACGCATTGCTCGTCTGGCACTGGTGCCCCGGTGATGACATCGCCACCCGCACCCGCGAGCACAGAGTGCCCTACGAAAGTTGGAAAAAGGAAGGCTGGATCAATGCCACCGCTGGCAACACCACCGACTTCGTGGCTCTGCGGCATGGCATCCAACGGATCTGCGCTGACTACGAAGTCACCGACGTAGCCTTCGACAGATGGGGATCGCTCGAAACCGTCCAGCACCTTCAAGAAGACGGGATGCAGGTCTTCGAGTTCGGCCAGGGCTACAAATCCATGGGTGCCCCCACCTCAGAATTTGAGCGCCTCGTCAAAGGCGGCCACCTCCTCCACGATGGCAGCCCCCTCCTCGCTTGGGAGGCCGGCAACGTAACCTGCGAGATGGACCCCAGCGGCGCCATCAAGCCCAACAAAAAGCGCAGCCGCGAAAAGATCGACGGCATCGTCGCCGCCGTCATGGCCCTCGGCCGCTGCATGGCCCAAGAGGAAGTAGTCGCCGCCCCCGCCGTCTGGGTCGCCTAGATCAAGTCCCCACCCGGTGCGCCTTCTCAAACCGGGCAATCGCCCCCTCCTGCATCAACATCTTCGGCACCTTAGTCCCAGTCTCCCATTTCTCCAGCGCCGACTTGCTGATCCCCAGCAGCTCCGCAGCTTTAGCTTGGGTCAGGTTTAATAGTTGCCGCTGGGCGACGAGATGTTCAGAGAATGTCATTTGCCGGTTGCGGTTTGGTGGATCACAACGGCATGAGGGGCGACGCCGACAGCGGTCTCCATGACTTCGCAATAGGCTCCTCCGGCTTTGTGTTCCTCTGCCGTCTTGATGGCTTCGCGGCGGGAGGAGAACGGAGCCGCTACCTCGGTGCGGCTTCCGTCATGGATGTTGATCTGTCGGACGGTGTAGATTGATTTCATTGGATTGGTTCTGGTTGGTGGTTTTTGGGGGAAGGTCATTTTAGCCAATGGCGAGCAAATCACTAAGGGTGTTAGAGTCGCAATCGGGGTGCCCGGCGTGAAGGCCGTGGCACACTGTGGCGTATTCCTCGCCGACCCTGTTTTTTGGCCATTCTCCAGCTGCCTCCAGGACTTTGACCTGCTTGGGGGTAAGGTTGATGCTGCTGCCGTTGCTTGTCTGGTAGGTGATGACTTTTGCTTTCATGATCTTGATTTGGTATTGTTCCTTCGGGCTGATTCCCTCCGGTGTTTGCACTGTCGCACCTTTTACGACACAGTCAACACTTATCATCGCACTTTTTACGATTTCTTTTTCGATCAATGATCCAGCATCCGCCGCACCATCTCCACCATCTCCCACCGATTACAGGTCGTCCGCCCCTCCAGCCTGACAATAATCTGGGCAATCAACCGCAGCAGGCCCGCGTCCGTCATCCCGGCAGCGTGCGCGGCCCGGATCGTTTTCTCGGCGTTGGCTTGGAGGGTGGTCATCCGGCAATTTGAGTTGCTGTCTTTTGCTCATCTGTAAGTTCATTCCACTCATCAACGGCCCGAAAGAATTTCACCCCTTGCCTGGCGGCTGGGTCGCCTTTTTTTTTAATCTTGCATGGCCCCCCGAAAAAGGGATGGAACTCAAAGGTGAATCCCTTGTATCGGTAGACGTTGGCCACACTCACAATCGTATGGCATCGCCCAGTATCGTCTCTTAAAAAATGGTCGCTCATGGTTTTGGTTGGTGGGTTCATCCCTCAAAAATAACGGAGTGCTGCACCAGCCGCCGCTCGATGGCGTCAGCCGTCCCCTGATCCACCCCCTTCCCCGCCGCGATCTTCGCCGCCAATCTCCCCGGCCCATGCTGCGCCGTCCAGCAGGTCAAATGCAGGGATGTATTCCGGTGCTCCAGCAGCTCAAAAAGTTTCTCCGCGAAGGCCTCCGTGAACTTCACCTCAGCCAGATCATCGATCACCAGCAGCGGCACATTCCGCAGACTGGCCAGAGTTTTCCGCGCATCATCCCGGTCTGCCCCATCCAGCATGGCCGCATTGAGCGCCAGAGCGCGCAGGGCGGCTCCGGTGAGCCATCTGAAGGGGATTGCCGCAGACAGCACCATCAACGCCATACAGTGCGTTTTCCCGCAGCCAGACGGCCCATGGATTCCTAGTCCCGTTTGCCCCACTTTCGGTAGCCAGACAGCGGCTTGCCGGAGCCGGATCGAAACGGATTCGATTTGGGCGGCTTGGTAGGCTGGCGGGACGATCTTTTCCCAGGCGTCCCGAAAGCTCCGCGCGGCCTTCGCAGTCGCCTCCTCAAGTGCACGTTTATCGTCGCAGGCCTGGCACAGGCAGGCAAGGCCCGCTAGCAGCTCACGGCCCAGAAAGATCACCGCCTCGCGGGTCACGGCAACGCCGCAGATCGGACAGGGTGCGGTGCGGGTCATGCTTTGAGTTTCCATTTATCGGGTTGGAGTGGTCCGTATTGATTTTCGATGGATGCGGCAGTGGCCGGCTTGGTGAATGGCGCATACCCCAGCGTATGCCAGGAGCGCACTGTGGCTTTCCAGTCCTTGATGGTCTTGCCCGCGTTCTGCCAGCCGTTGCCCTGCCACTTCCAGAAAGCCGCGGTGCCCTGCGATGGAGCGCATCCGATGGAGATGGCGAATGCCTCCACCTCCTCCGGCGTGGATGCCTTGGCGATGTGGGTTGGTGGGGTGGCATCGCCACACTCCTTCCCTTCCATGTTCCCTTCCTTTCCATGTTCCTTTCCTTTCCTTTCCTTATGGCACGCGTGGTCATCGCGTGGGTCACGCGTGGGGCACGCGTTGGAATCCTTATCCAGTATAGGCTCCGGCAGTTCTGAGGCCCTCTCCTTGTTATTTACGATTTGATGCCGGGAGAACCCCGGAATCCACCCAAATTCACCCGTCTCTGTCGCGTATTTCATAACAAAACCACGCGTGGCCAACGCGTGGAGCACGCGTGAAAAGTCCAGTTTATCGTAGGGCAGAATCTGCACCCCAAGGCGGCGAGGCTCCCACTTAAAGCGGCCCTCCCGGTCAGCCGCACACCATAGCCCAGCAAAGGCAATACGCAGTGGCAGCTTGTGTTCCACCTCGGCCTCAAAGAGCCGGTCATGAGTAAAAAACTCAGGCTTGATGGTTCGGATTCTCATAGCAGCAAAAGCTGGGATGTGGCATTGGCCAAGTTCTGGCTAGCCTGGTTGAAATAGGACTCCTTCAGCTCCGACCCCACAAAGCGCCGCCCCATCTGCAGGCTCTTGTATCCCTCCGATCCGATCCCCGTGAACGGGCTGTAAACCAGCTCCCCGGGATTCGACCACAGCGCCACCGCCCGCTCGATCACATCGAGCTGCAGCGGGCAGATGTGCCGCTCATCGTTGTTATCCCGCGCCCCGTCCCGGTTCAGCACATTACCTTGGTCCACCGTCATCCACACCGGGCTGGCCGCTTCCTGCCACCAGTCGATCGGGTAGCTGGATTTATCCTTCGTCACCGGCACCGGATTATCCCCCGGCGTCTTAAAGATCAGCAGGTAGTCCGCGCACCCCACCCGGCTATTCGTGCTGTCAGAGCACAGCGTCTTGTAGAGCAGGCCATGCGCCTTCGTCCGCTGCATCTCCGTCACCGGGCTTTTCCAGATACAGATCCGGCTGTGGAACAGGAAGCCATGCCGCCAAAAGGCCCGGATCAGCTCCCCGCTGAAGTCCTGAAACTCAATCCGCCCCGTCTTCCACTTCGTGCTCAGGAGGTCCACACAATGAACCGCCACCTCCCGCCCCGGCATCATGATCCGCTTCATCTCCGCGATCAGGATTTCAAAGTGCCTCGTAAACTCTGACAAGTCCGCGCAGTTCCCCATATCCTGCAGGTCATCCGAATAGGTAAACAAGTCAGCAAACGGCGGCGAGAACACTGAAAAGTGGATCGATCCATCCGGGATCGTCTTGGCCACCCGCACACAGTCCCCGTGGTGCACCGTCCAGCCCTCGCCCGTCTTGGTTTCGATTTCCGTTTTCATCGTCAGCTTTTTGGTAGTGTTTTCCTTGAAGGCTTTGGCCGCTTGTTTCATGCTGGTTTGCATCTCTTGGTGTTGAGTGATTTTGCGTTGGATGGATTGGAGGATCGCTCCCTCCGTCGAGGCCTGCACGATCAGCGCCCGCACCGGGTGCACCTGCCCGAAGCGGTAGCACCGCCGCAGCGCCTGATAGAAGTCCTCGAAAGAATAGGACAGCCCCACAAAAGCGACATTCCGGCAGTGCTGGAAATTCAGGCCATAGCCAAAGATGCCCGCCTTGCTGATCAGCACCCGCGTCCCTCCGCTGATAAAGTCCAGCGGAGCGCGTTCCTTGTGGCGCGGGTTATCGCTCCCCTTCACCTCCACCGCGTCAGGGATCGCCAGTTTCAGCTCCTCGCTCTCCTCGTTCGTATTGCACCACACCATCCACTGGTCCGTGCTCCCGTTCACCGCATCCGCCAGTGCCGCCACCCGCTCCGTCATCGTCATCCGCAGCTCCCGGTGCATCGTCGTAGCCGACAGCGTAGCGTGCCGGAATAGCTGATCCTCCTCCGCCCCCTCCGCCTCATCCACCTCCACGATCCGCGTCTCCAGATTCAGCCCCGGCAGATCATATCCCGCATCCTCAAAGCCAATATCCGAAGGCTTGGAAATGCACGCCGCCCAGCTCGCCAGCCACTTCCAGAACTCCCCCTCCGCGTGCTTCTTCAGCCGCCAGTCCCCCGTGTTGAAGGTGTCATTGATAAAGTAAGTAGCCAGCATCTGCATCGGTGAGCAAATCCCCAGAAAGTCCGCGTGCTGCCCCAGCTCCGTGTAGTCATTCGGTGATGGCGTAGCCGTGCAGCACAGCCGGTAAGGCGTATCCTTGAATCGCTCCGTCAGCGCCTTCCGCGTCTTCCCCTGAAAGGACTTCAGGATACTGCTCTCATCCAGCACCACGCCCGCAAACTCGATCCCCTCGAAGTGCTCCAGCTTCTCGTAGTTCGTGATAAACACCCCGGCCCGATCCACATCATCCCCACTGCCCACCACCTCCGCCGCAATGCCGAACTTCCGCGCCTCCGCCTCCGTCTGCCTCGCCACCGAAAGCGGCGTCAGGATCAGCACGCATCCCCCGGTATGCTGTGCCACCTGATGCGCCCACTCCAGCTGCTGGATAGTCTTCCCCAGCCCGCAGTCCTCAAAGAGCGCCGCCCTCCCCTGCCGGATCGCCCAGCCGATCACGTGTTCCTGCCATGGAAAAAGCGGCGCAGTAAACGCCCGCGGTTCAAACCCGCACTCCGCCAAAAGGCGTGATTTTGATTGAATAAATTCGTCGTAGTTCAGGTGTTTCATTGTTGTGTTGGTGGTGTGATAAGTCAGAAAATAAACCTGCTCCGTGGATAGGAACCGACGCAGGTGGATCGGCATTCAGAGGGCCAGTGTCCTCACCCTTCCCATCGCTCTCACGGTTTACGAAGTTGGTTCATGCGTCAGGCTCAATGCAGCCCGGATCGCATTAATGGTTGCCAGCTTGCAGCAGTCCCTCGGCTGGCACCGCAGCACCCGCCAGCCTTGGGTTGCGGCCGCGTTCTCCTTTTCCCAGCTTTTCAACATCTCGCGTGCCCTCGTATGCCGACCCCCGCACCAGATGCCGCCATCCACTTCCAGGAATACCTTGTTGTCAGGCCATGCGAAGTCCATGCGCCACTTACGGATCGGATGAAATTTGAACTCAGCAACCGGCGCAGGAATCCCAGCTTGAGCCAGAGCGGCCAAAAAGATACGGTCTTGGATTGGTGTCATTGTTGGAATGCTTCTATTTCGTCCCGTGTCAGGCCGGTGACCTCAAAGACCTCGGCCCACTTTGCAAAAGTCTTTCGCATGGCTAGTGCTGTCTTCATCGCGGGACTAATATCGACAGGCTCCGGGGCGGGTGGCTTGGGCGCTACCGGCTCTGCAATCTCCCGATGCCGCCTTGGTCCTGATGCAATCCGGGTCAGCGGGTTGAGTCGGGTAATAGCCTTCAAGCTGATCGTATCCCCAGCACTGCACCCGCAGGATTTGGAGCGCCCAGAATGGAGATTCGCCGCCTTGCATAACTTGATGGTCCCGCAGACGCACTGCACCTGCCAATGGTTGTTACCGCCGATGGGGATTGGGCCGACGCCGGTCGTGACATAGAAACCAAACCGGGTGCCTTTTGGGGTGTATTTTACTGGTCTTCCGCCCATGGTTTTGCTTGTTCAGTTTCCCACTCGCTTAGTCGGTCGCAAATGCCTTGGATTAGTGCGCTGTCTTCAAACTCGTCGCCATACTGTAGATGGTCTTGATATTGCTCCATCAAATCGCGCACATCCTTGCGTGCCTCGTCCCGTTCGCGCCTCAGAGTGCAGATCGGCTTAGCGCAGGCGTTATGGCATGAGTGGATTTCGCGTGCCCACTCGGTATCACGGGCGTCGTTGCGCTCGCGCTCAAACTTGCGGCAGAGATTGAGCAATTTGACTATGTCTACGCCACACTGCGTGCCCTCTCCCTCGAGAAGACTGTCTGTTTCTGGGGTGTCGCTCATGGTTTTGGCTGGTTGTTTGACGGGCGGAGAAACAGTCGCTTTAATAACATGTCAATGAACATGCGGCGACGGTAACGGCGGAATTTCCTGATGGCGCGAAGGCGGGGATGCATGGTTTGGTTATTTGGTTTCGTTGTTCGCCCCATCCCAGTTCGCGCATGTCACATGCCATCCGCACCGGCGGAGTACTTCGGTGGAGTGCTTGTGGTTCAGCCCGTAGAACGTGTGCGTTGATAGGTAGTGCCCAAAGGCATCGGGATTTCCTTTTTCCTTTATCCACCCACAGCCTCCGCTGGGGTCCATCTCAATTCGGTGTGTTTCTGATTCTGAAAGCCGCGCAAGCTCAGGCCAGCCAAGGATGTATTGCGGTGGAGTCGCAGAACAAAGCTGTGGCAGGCTGTCTGTTTCTGGGGTGCTCATGGGTGTTTGGGTGTCACGCTGTTCGGCCAGACAATAGTGCAGTCCCCCAGGACGGCAGCTTGGTAGAGCCTCACGGCCTGCCGGATGATATTTTTCTGGGACATTTCCTTGGCTTGCGCGAGTTCCAATATCGCATCCATCTCCGCGTCCGTCCATTCGGGGTGGAATCGCTCCATTCGTCGGGGGCGGTGTTCGTCGCCTTTCGGGCAGTCGCAGGGGTGCCATTCGTGGCGGGCGTTCTTGCGGCCCGGTCCCTCGTCGCCGACAATGCCGGTGTCGTGGCATTCCTGACAACGGGCCGGACAAGGCTGCGGCAGGCTGTCTGTTTCTGGGGTGTCGCTCATGGTTTTGTGGTTGTTGTTTTATCGGAATATCTTGCCCAATACTGGTTAACGCCCTCGCCGATCCCCCCTCCGCTCGGGTCTTGGTCGTCTAGGACGGCTCGCCAGTAGCTGTATGCGAGGTCGGACAAGACGATTTCCGCGTGGCCAAGTCGCTCCGTGGTTTCGTTAAGCTCGCGCTCAAGCTGGCGGCAAAAACTGAAAGCCCACTTGTCGTGCAGGCCCTCGGACCTTGCCTCACGTTCGTCTGTTCTTGGAGTGTTGGTCATGGTTTGGGGCAGTGCCTTTGTTGGTCCTCGGTGGCAACGTAACAGTCGAAGCGGTAGGTCATCCATGCTGCAAGCCTTTGCCCGTCCGGCGTAAACCAGACAAAAGAAGAATCGGGCGACTCAAACAGCGTTATGGTCCCGGTCATGCCGTACCGCAGGAGTCCAGTATCGTTTCCGACGTAGATGGCTCGTTTCATTTCGGCTCCTCCAGTTGATCGACCAAGTCATCAAAATGACCCTGACCCGTTAAGGTCTTCCGGTTCAGGTCCGCATATTGTGAGGCGTTAAGCAGACGCAATTTCTCGTATCTGAGGTATCCAAGCGCCAGCACCTTGATGTCGAGAATTGAAACCACTCGGTGGATGTCAGCCCTTAGTTTTGCTTTTTGTTCCGGGGTCATTTTGCAGCCTCCGATTTAAGCTGATGGCATTCTTTGTCATGCCAGCAAACTCCGCAAAATTCATCGTCCCCAAAGTACTCGGGGCAGATAGGTGGAATCTCCCGGTGCCGAAAATCCCCTGCATCACATTGGCATTTCTGGTCCGCTTTCCACGCCTTGAGGACTTTGCCGGATGCTTGGAATATGGCTTCAGCGATGGTTGCTTCCCTTTCCGCCTTTTCCGATCCCCAGCAGCTCCAGCAGTTCGGTTCTTGGCATCCCTCCTCTCCGCAGTTGATTACTCTGGTGACGACGTAGCCCAAGATGTTATCCAAGGCTTGCGCCAGTTCGGTTGCGGTGATCATATGGTTATGCTTTTTGATTGTTGGCGATGCACCAAAGTTTATGCCTTGCCTTATCCTCGGCGGATTCGTCCCATACCTCCCTGACGGATTCCACAGGCTCCCATCCAGACTGCTTGTGGGTGCCAAGTTCCTGCTTCCCTTCCTTGGTCCCGATCACCCGGTTGATTGTGTGGTTGCGGCGTTTGTGTTTTTTTGGCGCGGCAGGCTTGGGCTTGGAGAATTTCGGAGGGGTCATGGCTTGCGTTTGTTTGTAACGGTTTTCCACCCAGCCAGTGCGGCTGCATATTCAGCGTCCGGCACGGTATAACTCAGGTGGCAGTTCCGGCATTGGATCGTGGTCGATCCGGGTTGATACCAGGCATAGGCCCCGACCGTCCCGCACTTGCAGGTCTTGTAGTCCAGCTTTAGCTGCAGGACGGTCAGGGCGCGTTCTTCCATTGTTATCGGCATGGGCTAAAAGGGAATCTCGTCGTCGCTGGCCAAAGCCGCGGCATTGACTGCGATCCTTGTAGCAGGAGCACCGGCCACGGTCCCCTCCGGTTTCGGGCAGTAGTAGTTGACCACGTTCCTCGGATCGTAGCCATCCTTGCCCGCCTGAGTCTTGATGCAGACCCATCCCTCGCGGCCCACACAGTCGGATTCCTCAAGTTTGCCGCTGGCATAAAGCGCCTCCAGTCCGGTGAAGCGGCAGAACTGTTCAAGCTGGGCAGGCTTGTTTTCCATCAGGTAATCAAAGACCGTGACCTGCCCGCCGTTCGGAGCATAGACTGTCAGCTGCAGTGCCAGCATCGGATTGCCGCTGGCCTTGCTGGTTTTCTCCTCTGCCTTGATGACAGAGAAAGGATATTTGCCAGCCGGGAGCAGGCCATCCATTGCGAGTTCTTCTTTGGATTTCGGGGTGAAGTTCATAGTGTTATTTGGTTGGGGTTGGGAGTTTTTTCCGCAGCGCGGTGATGATGGCGTTGGCTTGGGTTTCGTTGACTTCAGGCAGGGTTTCGGCGGAGAATTTCTTGAGGCATTTGTCGATGAAGTCCTCATCCACCCTGACTGTTTCCAGCAGGTTGGCGATCTCCGCCAGTTGCTCGGCAGTGGCCAGACTGATGGGCTTGGCTTCGGCCTCGATGAAGTCCTTTCCGTAGCGGCCGGCGAAGTCGGCAAACTCCAGGCTGAATGACTCCCCCTCAGGGAATCCAGTCAGGCGGGACTTCCGCACCACGGCCACCCGCTGCGGCCCTCGCTTCTGACAGTGCAGGCCCAGGTCGATCTCATACATCAGCTTGTCCCAGACATCCGGTCCCTTGCCGGTCTCAGCCCGCTGGCCATTCACCAGACCCCATTCAGAAGCCTCATGAGCGATCAGGACCACATTCATGTCGAGCTTGTCGATCCAAGCCACCAGCCGCCGCATATAGGCAATGGCTGGCTTCTTGCTGGCCCCGAAAGCATCCTTGTCCCCCAGCTTCTCCGCTTCGTTGGAAATGGCCGTCTGGTAAAGCTTCGTGATGCTGTCGATGATCAGCGTCTTGTAGGGATGCGTTTCCGTGGCCAGCGTTTGGATTTCGGAAAGGACAGTCTGGAAATCCAAGGTGCCGTCACTTGGCCCCATGTAGGCGCCACCGGCTTCCTTTAGTCGGGCTTGATAGTGCTTCAAATCAGCGCCGCCTTCCGTGTCCATGTAATACGGCTTCGGAAAAGACAATCCGAACCAAGTCTTCCCGACCCCAGAAGGGCCGAAGATGATCATTTTGCTATGGCCGGGTTGAACCTCTTCAGGCTCACGGGCTTTGAGTTTGCTGGGCATTTTGTTGTGTGTGGTGTGTGTTGGGTCTGACCTCTTTTCAGACTGCCTCAATCCGGCGGGAGTTCTTGAACGCCTCGACAGCGGACCACTCAAAACGGACGGACCGGCCAATCTGCACGAAAGCAATTTTATTGGTCCGCTTGAGGTTATCGACGGTGCGCTCGCAGATGTTGAGTTCTCTGGCGACGTCGCGTTTCCTGATGAGGTTCTGATGAATAGTGGCAGATTGTGGATTTTCGTTGGTTGTCATTATGGTTTGGGTATTCAGTTAAGAAAGCTGTGCCTCCCGCCTCCGTTAGATTTCTCCGTTAAGAGCGGAGCCGGAAGGCATTCCGCCAGAAACATTCTGGACAGAAAGGTGATCCTTCCAGCCGCCTGACCCCGCCCTCCTCCAAGGGTTTGTTAATTTAAGCCAGGCGACTGGTTGGAAATTGTTCAGACCGCAACGTGGGTCGAGAGTTTGTCCGGCTCCTGCCACTTGCCGATCGTCCGAAGAAAGGCCTCAGCCTTCTGCGCGGCGGTAGCAAATACCGGCGCTTCGCATTCGGGATTCATGAACAGCAGATTCCGATACTGCCCCCGCTGATCCCAAATCAGGACAGTCTCTGCGTGATGCATCCAATCTAGATTGGCATGGAACTGAGGCACCGCCGCCTTGCGGTAATCTTGGCCGGCCGAATTAGGACGGTTGCCCCAAATCCTCGCCCCTTCACCGACCCGGATGTCAGACCATCCAAGGTGCTCCGCTATTGCGATGTCGATTTGCTCAAGGGTCATCAGTTGTTCCCCCTCAGGTTAAGCTTGCGCCACTCGCGGCGGATCTGCTGGCGGTTCTGCTTTTCAAGCTGGCGGCGGGTGTGGCTGATGTGCCAGATGCAGAGCAGGCCCAGACTGCCAAGCACGACGTAAAGAGCGCCAAGGACCATGTCCACTTCGGCCATCTCGCGGATCAGTTGGATTTGATGGATGGTCATTAGTTGCCCCTCCGTTCCATGATTGCCGTTACGTCCTCGCCCTTGTCCACGTGCATAGTGAGGACTCCGGGCCTTGAATGGTAAAAGATTGTTGAGCAAAGGTAGATGCCGAAGGAAAGTCCGACCTCCGTGCATGGCGGGAATTGCATGAATCTGAGGACTTCATCGGTCCAGATAGTGTGTGCTTTGATATTTGTGTGCATGACTCTGACTAATGTAAGGGTTGTGTTGACCCGATCCGGGTCGCTTAACTCATCGGCTGATCAGGCGCTTTCTGGCCTGCATCACTCCGATAAACTTTGCGGCGAGTTGCCCGTTGATCCTGACTCCAACGCCGCTCATTTTCTCAGTGGCTTTGTTAAGGCGGCAAGTCCCGGCGCGGATGTGACGGTCGATCTGTGAGACGCTGATCCCGCAGGTCTCTGCCAGGGTGTGGCGGGAGTAGTATTCGCGGACGTTCATGGTGGGTTATGCTGCGGAGCGGTTCTTGGCTACTTCATCAGCCATGAATGACAGGGGAATCTGCTTGGCGGTTTTGTAGTTATAAACCCGCTCGATGACCCCCGAAAATTCCTTGATCGTGCTTCGGTTTTCCAGCAGCGCGGGATTGATCTTGATCTTGCGGATCATGGAATTGAAATCAAACTCCGGCACGAACAGGCAGCGGGACAGGGCCTTGATGAAGTTGCAGTTTCTGATGACCGGATGGTTCGGGAAGGACTCAATGACAGCCATCAGCTTATCTGCATGGTCTGTAGTTATTACCTTGAAGATGCCCTTTTTGACGCGCTCCAAGTGATTGGTGGAGTTTGCGCTTTGGCCAGACAGCACCGATGACGCAGCCGCCACCGACATACCCCGGTCAACGTAGCTCTTCAGTATCATGTAGTCAGGGTTCCCGGTGCGGACTTCGCGCTTCAGAGTTTCCAGCACCTTCCATGTGCTCCAGTTCTCCTCCTGAATCAGCGGGATACTGGCCTCGATGGTAAGGTCTGTAGCCTCCTGCCCCCATGCGGCGATCCCCAGAGACACAGCAGCCTCGCGGCGATGGTGTCCCCAGATGATCATCTTCTTCCCTTGGTGGCTGAACCAGACGATGGGGTGGGACTTCCAGAACCCGTGCTTCTGCATGGATTGGATGTAGTTCCGCACCTTCTTAGGAGTGATGGCCTGCTGGTATTCATGCGTTACCAGTGCCCGCAATTCAGCCTGCGTCAGTTGTTTGACATTCTGCAATTTCATGGTTTGTTTTCCGTGTAGTGGTTATGTTGTTATTTCCGCTGCCGAGCCAGCCTCTTATTGCAATGGTCGATCATTGCCTGATAGGCTGGCTCAAATTGTTTATCGGTATCACCGATCGTCTCCATAGCCGCGATGGCGCGGGCCACGATCTCCATCCCAAGCGCAGGCCGGTAGCTGACGCGGGGAGGCTTGGCCTCCTTCTCCGGCGGAGCCACGTATTCAAAGTCAGGCTTCGGGCATGGGGCAGGCTTCCTTGCGTCCTTGATGACAGACGCTGCCTTGTGGACCGAAACCTCACCGGCCCTGACTTGCTCCAGTAGTTCCTTGGGGGCTTCCCCGGAGGCTACGGCATTGAGGATTACTTTGCCCTCATCGTATTTGGTTTGGCCGACTCCGGCTTCTTTGGCAGCTTCCTTGCGGGTCAGGATTGGGGCCGGAACGCTTATGTCGATTTCGACAGAAGCGTTTGATTTACCCGGTGCGGTTTGACCGTGCGCCTGCCGCTCCTTGGCTTGAGCCGCAATAATCGCCTCCTTCTTTGTCGCAATGCTGATCTTATCAATGTCAGCCAGGTTCCGCCGCCCGCCTTGGTTGTCGAGCATCCAGAGCATGACGGCGTTCCGGTCTGGATAGTCAGCCGTGACGATGTGGTTGATCTGATACCCGATCTTGTTCCGGGTGCAGATGTCGAAACGGTTGTGACCGTCTGCGATCAATCCCTGCCACAGGATGATCGGCGAGGTGCATCCGTCCTTGAGGATTAGGGCTTCCAGTTTGGCGAACTCATCAGCAGCCAGAGGTGGCAGCAGGTCGCGGAATTCAGGGTCGATGATCGGGATGGACATGGTGTGGTTTGTGTAATACGGCGTAGTAAATGAAAGTAAAGGCTTAGTTGCCTGAATTTGTGCGGCGGCGGCGGGCAATCTCCTTGCAGAGGATTTTCTGGAGGACTTGGGACTTGTTCATGCCGTCCTCAGCGGCAAGGCGATCCAGTTCCCGATCCATTCCGGGCCGCATACTAGCGCTGATGCGGATGCGTCCGGTTCCGTTTCGTTTTACGTTTGGGTTGGGGTTTTGCTTAGGTGCTTCAGGCATATTGGATTACTACGGGTTATTAATTTTGGAATCAAGGATTATTTGCATAAAATTTACTACGGCGTACGCTGCACCAGACGTAACACCAGAGCACACCATGAAAAACACAACCAACCCAGCCATGACCACCAAGCCCCGCCGCAAGGATCGAGACCCCGAAAACATGGTGACCTCATTCTCCGTTCCCCGGAAACTACTTGAGGAAGCCAAGCTGATCGCCGCCGCCGAAAACCGACCATTGAGCAACTGGATTCAAGTGCTTTTTGAGCGCGAGATTCTGGAGCGCAAGCGCCTGAGGGAACTGAATAAGGACGCATCCAGTCCGCAAGCCTAAGGCCCCGGAATTCAAACAATCCTCTCCTTCCCCTGTTTTCC